AGAATAGGCTTACCTAGAGATAGAAGCTTAGATGATGTACAACGAGACCCACGTTTAAGACAAAAGGCTGGTGGTAATCCTGAAACTACTATGGGTAGATTTCAAGCCATGGTCAATGAGGCTGAAGGCTTTCAAAGAAAGGCTAGGTTCTATGTTGAGTTTGGTTTACCAAAAGGTGCTGTCGTTGGAAATGGTAACCAAGATGAAATACAAGGTTTCTCAACAGATGCATTAGTGCAGACAATGAGAACAGATAACACACACAGACGTGTTCAAGCATTTTGTAGTGAGATATCTATGCCAAATAGAGAAGCAACAGCAAAAGAAATTAAACATAATGGACCAGCAAGAAGTTTTATTTACGACTATACTTCTGCTGACATTACTGCTACATTTTACACAGACAAGTTTATGAGAGAAAGAACTTTCTTTGAGATATGGCAAAAGGCAGCATTCAGTAACACTACACACAATTTTAATTACTACGATAACTATGTTGCGCCAATAGACATTATGGCGTTAGGTAGTTTTGCTAGTAGAGATGAAAGAGATGATGTAACCTATGCAGTTAGACTACTAGGTGCATACCCAAGAATAATTAGTGAAGTAGGATTCAGCCATGAGGCGAACTCTGTACAAACATTTACTGTTACATTTTCATTTAGAAACTGGGTTAACTATTTCATAGATAGAAATGGTACAATAGATTTAGGACAAGGTGATTTTAAACAACCAACAGTCAAAAGAGCTGGTGGTATATTTGGTGGACTAATTAGTATGTTACCACCAGAGATAAGACGAGCAGGACGAGACGTGTTGAATGAACTAAGGAAGAAAGCACCAATCGGTAGAATTACAGGCGGTAGAGTATTCCCACCATTTAGAATACCACCGTTAAATATTTAATATTATAAGGAGAACATAATGGCATTACCAACAATTGAGACACCAAGATATGAATTGACTTTACCATCAAGTGATGTGCAAGTACAGTTTAGACCATTCCTAGTCAAGGAAGAGAAACTACTACTCGTGGCTATGGAATCAAAAGACAATAACGAAATAGTAAATGCAACAAAAGGTATATTGACAACTTGTACATTTGACAAACTTGATATAGACACACTACCAATGTTTGACATAGAATATTTGTTATTACAAATAAGAAGTAAATCAGTAGGTGAAGTTGCTAACTTCAAAGTTATTTGTCCAGATGACAAGATGACTGCTGCTGATGTAGAATTAGATTTATCTACTGTTGAAGTACAAGTAGATGATGACCATAATAACAAAGTTGTTATAGACGAAGAAAGAAAACTAGGATTAGTATTGAACTATCCATCGCTAGGTATAACCAAGGCTGGTTTTGATATGAACAAAGAAAACGTGGATACTATGTTTAGCGTAGTCGCCAGTTGTATTGATCATATCTATGAGGGTGAAAAAACATATCCTGCGAAAGATAGTACAAAGAAAGAACTAGTTACATTTTTAGAAGGTCTATCTCAACAAGCATTTTTGAAGATACGAAAGTTTTTTGATACAATGCCACAATTACGACATGAAGTTGAGGTAACTAATCCAAAGACTGGTGTTAAGAGTAAGGTGACATTTAAGGGATTACAAGATTTTTTTCAATAAGCCTGTCCCACAATAGCCTACAGGCCTATTATGAAACCAATTTTGCCCTTATGCAACATCATAAATATTCATTGACGGAGTTAGACAATCTAATGCCGTGGGAAAAAGAGATATATGTTGGTATGTTAACCAACTATATAAAAGAAGAAAACGAAAAACGAAGGCGAGATAAAAAATGATAGAACAAGGAAAACAAACAATTAAAAATGTATGGTGGTTCTTTAAAGAAGAATTACCTCAGTTTTTATCAAATTGGCGAACTGTTCCAAGAGTTATGATGGCTCTATACGGATTAGTATTTTATAACACTATGACATGGTTCATGGCTTTAGACGCTCCTAACAATGCACAGGCAGGTTTTGTATCTGTTGTTGTTGGCGCTGGCGCAGCATGGTTTGGGTTATATGTTAATGGCAAATCAAGTAAGATACAAAAGAAATAAACAATGGCTTTACCAGACACAAGATTTAACTTTGCAGGCGGCAAGAAAGAAGTTGCTGAAATTGTATCTGGTATAGGTCAAGCTATATTCTCACAAGTTAGAGGTTCACTAGAGGCTGCTTCTAAAACAGTTGTACCATCAATACAGACTATGGTGACAGAGATAACAGAAGACTTATCGTCTGGACCAATAGATAGATTTAATGATGGATTGGCTAAGGTAGATCACCTAGTTAATAAAATGGGTGTTGATCTAAGCATGTACAGTAAAGACTTGAATAAGTTTTTAAATGAAAGAACAGAACGAGCTAGAGAATCAGAAGAAACTATCAATCAATTAAGAACACAAAACATCATAGCACAAGTTAATAAGTTTGGTGAAGTTTCTATATTGACACAGACAGAGATAGAAGATCAAAAGAAATTACTTAAAGAACAGAACATAGAAATTAGAGATAGTCAAAAGATTATCGAAAAGTATTCCAAAATCCAACAAAAAGGTGGCGAGTTAGATGTATCACAAAGACAAGAACTTGTTGAGGCTAACGAAAAAGTAATTAAGAGTACACAACAGAGATCAAAAACACTTGAAACATTAAACATATCAGAAGGTGAAGATAAGAAATCATTTAGAGAAAAGTTTGATGACACAATAGACACATATGTTCCAGATGGATTAAGAGATATAGGATCAGCATTTACAGAAGGCTTGATGGCGCCATTTACTGCTATCAAAGATTTAGGTATGATGTTTGGTAACATGTTAAAACCATTGAAGATGTTACCTAAATTATTAAAAGGATTTACAGTAGGTTTACTTGGTGCACTTATGGCTATGTTACCATACTTACTAATTGTTGGTGCAGTTGTATTAGCGATTATGGGTTTAATGAAAATACTAGATCACTTTGGTATTGGACTTGATGATATAATAGATGGACTAATAAGTTTTAAAGATTTTCTATTTGAATTACCAGGCAAGATCGCTGATGGTTTCAAAACTATATTTACTAAAATACAAAACTTCTTTATAGATGCTATCAATGGTGTGATAGGTCTTATAAACAAAATTCCAGGTATAGAGATAGAGAAAATTGATAGAAAAGAATTACCACAAGAAGAAGGTACAGACTATTCTAAAGTAACGATGGCTGCGCCAGGCGCTGGTAATTTCGATACAACAACTGCTACTGAACAACAAGACAATGCGTTTCTTGTACCACCAACAGCAAATGAGGGTATGTCATTTATGGAGAAAATGAAAACTAGTCCTGTGAATAACGAATACTTACCAACATCATCTACATCATCAGCAAGTAGTAATGCTATTATAGACAACTCTGTTAAAACTGTTAATCAAAACAATACAACTCAAGCTATGAGTATAGGTTCTAGGAATGATGATAACACTATTTTTAGAACAAGCGATATCGCTGTCTAGTACGGACCTAAATCTTTTTCTGTTACTATCTTAAACTTAGCATTATTATCATCAGCATATTTTACTGCTGCTGACCATTTGGCTCTATTCTTAATATACTCAAAACTATCACGCATGAATGCTCTTGTTTTCTTTTTAGGAGGTTTTGGTGGTTTACATTGACGAGACGGTTTAATCTCAACTATTATCTTATCGCCTTTAGTAGTACGAACTATGAAGTCAGGAAAGTATCTATGGTATTTCTTTGTTACAGGATTGTAATATCTTATCGCTATTTCTTCACTAGCCCAATAGGTAACATCAGGATTCATGTCAATTTTTAGCATAAACTTCTTCTCTAATAAAGAACGATACACTATCTTATTGACATCACCTACATATTTCTTTGGGTTCGTAGGGCGATATAAACCTTTATATGATCTTCTCATTGTGTTATAAATATACTCATAAGGATATTTAGATGAGTTTTACAAGTAAGGTTTCAAACATAATTAAACAAAAGATTGCCGGTAACTTATTAAGTGGTTTCACTAATAAGTTGGCTGCTATGGGACAACCCAAAAAACTAGCGGCTAAACTAGCGAACAAATCACCACTAGACTTATCAAAAAGTCCTGTGGCACACATGGGGCCAGAGGCCAATCCATATTCATATGGTAGTTTATATTACCCACAAGAGACAGCACAACTTGGCGAAGGCCATTACATTATATTTGACATTATAGAAAATACAGATACACGATATGGTGGTACTGGTATGGACGGTGATATGAGAAGTGTGTATCCAGAGTCAATGGGTACAGTAGGTGAGGGACGATTGACAAACCAAGAACGTGGTAAGAGACTACAGAAACAAGGATTTCAATTATCAGATAAGATATTAAGAAAACAATCATCTGGTATGGACACAAAGACAAATGCTTACCAAGATAGAATAGCAGATAGTATAATATTATATACACCATCATCAGGAACTAAATTTGAATACAAAGTTGGATATGGAAATGTTGATACAGGTATCGCTGGTCAAGTCGCTGGTCTAATGGATTTAAAAGGACTAGCTGGAAAACTTGGTGATATAGGTAAGACATTTATAGAAGGTATCTCAAAGGCTGCTATTGAAATAGCATTACCAGGATTTGGTGGCGCATTAGATAAAGGTCTAGGTAGATCAATCAATCCAAACGCAGAACTCGTATTCGAAAGAGTACCATTTAGATCATTTAATTATCCGTTTGAGTTTTCTCCAAAGAATGAGAAAGAGAAAGACGATATACAAAAGATTTTATCTATGTTTAAATTTCACATGATGCCAGAGAAAGCAGGTGAAGGTTATCTAACAGCACCAGCACAATTTCAAATAACATACATGTATAGAGATGGCGCCAACATGTACATACCAAAGATCAGTAGATGTGCATTGACAGACATGACAATAGATTACTCACCAGAAGGTGTGTTCACTACATTTAAAGGTGACGACAAAGGCGCTGCGCCAGTATTAACTAAAATGGATTTGACATTTACAGAGATGGAAATAATGACAAAAGAAACAATAGCGATAGGTCACTAATATGTATTTTAGAAAAATAGAAAAAGGATTTTACGATTTAAAAGGCGATGGTAACCAGAAGATAGTTGTCGATCTAATGACAAGAGTTAAGGTCAGAGAGAAAGTCATAAACGAAATGAGTTTGTATGACAAGTATGATGTACCGAGTGGAGAGAGACCTGAAGACACAGCATTTAAACACTTTGGTTCAGCAGAATATCATTGGGTTGTATTACTTACAAACAATGTAACAGATGCTTATTATGACTGGCCTATGAGTGAACAAAACTTTGAGACATTTTTAAAAGACAAGTACACTAATCCAGAAGGTATACATCACTATGAGTTGACACAATCTAGTGGTAAGAGATCAGGAAATGGCCCGAATGACTACTCGTATCTAATAGAGGTAAACAGTGACGCTACGGGGGCGCTATCGGTCTCTAATAGAGAGTTTGAACAAAGACTACAAGACAAGAGAAGATCAATCAATTTACTTAACCCATCATACTTAAATACATTTATAGACGAATTTAATAAACTAGTGAGGAATTAATGCCTACAAAGGTAGATAGACCAGGCGCTTTTGAATTAAGCGATGTCATATTAATATCATATCAATCATTTGATGGATCAGATACACCAAAACGATTATCAATCAGAAGTCTAGTACAAGAGATCAGCATATACGAAAGTTTAGATGGCAAGTTTCTATCTGGTGACATGACGTTGCTTGATGCGACTAACGCCATACAGACATTGCCGATTACAGGATTTGAACGAGTAGAGTTTTTCTTTAGAACACCAGGGACAGACAAAGGCTTTGACTTTTCAGTAGCCACAGGTCACCCTATGTTTGTTTACGCTTTAAAGAATAGAAGTGGCGCCAATCCTAGATCACAAATATACACACTAAAGTTTATCTCACTTGAAGCGATACGTAATCATCAAACAAGAGTATCACAAGCATTCACAGGCAACATAGATCAGATGATTACAGACATCTGTTACAACTATCTAAAAACAAAGAAAGACCTGATCATAGAAGATACAAAGAGTAATCACAAGTTTGTTATTCCAAGATTGAAACCAACGATGGCGATAGAGAATTTAAGAAAGAACGCTCAATCATTACACTATGAGAACAGTGGATTTCTATTCTTTGAGAATGGCGATGGATTTAATTTTAAATCATACGAAGGACTATTTTGTAAGAAAGATGGATCACCACGACCAGTCAAGGCTCATTACTCACCTAAGATAAAGAACATTGGCGAAGACCCTGTCTATGCGTTACAATCAGTAGAGAGCTTTAAAATATTACAACAATTCGACACATTGAACAACACAGCCAATGGCGTATATGCTAGTCGATTAATTACACACGATCTATACAACAAGACGTTTAGTGAATCAGACTTTGATTACAACAAAGAGTATAGTAAACAAAATCATTTAGAACAAGACAGTAACGGTGGCAAGAGAAGCGATAATGGTATACTCCCACTGTTTAACTTTGACAATGGCGAAACGTTTGGCAATAAGAACGAGGGCATACTATACTATCAATCAGAAACAAGTAAAGTACATGACACACACGAGCTACCAGACAGTAAAAACATATTACAAAAGAGAGTATCACAACACATAGCCGCTAACAGTTTAATGATAGAAATAGTAGCGCCAGGAACAACAGAATTAAGAGTGGGTGATATAGTAAACTTCACACTACCCAAGTATGCGCCTAATAGTAAGAACGACACAAAAGATAACGACAAATATCTCTCTGGCAGATACTTAATAAGTGCCGCTAGACACCACGTTAGTACGTTGAATAAGCGCCACACACTAGCGTTAGAGTTAATTAAAGACAGTTTTAACGTATCACTGCCACAAGAGATTACAGAGTTATTTACAAATAATGAAGCTCAAGACGGAGGCCCTTATAGAGCCTCAGCTATTGACGATCTATAAGAAGAATTGAGAGAACCACAGAAGAGTCGCTAAATTTTGTGAAGGTATGAGGCGGCAGGCAATGAGAAAACATACACTCATGGCTATGTAAGAATAAATACAAATGAAAGAGAATGAACAATGAAAATTAAAGAACGAATTAAGACAATCATAGATGACTACTCCACAGCGAATGAGGAGGCACGTGAACGGAATCATATACTAAGGTTCTTCAAAGGCCCATCGGAAGCCGCAGAAAGCCCTTGGAATTACGTAAAAGACCCTTTATTACTTAAAATTAAAGGCCATCTTGCGACTCTTAATAGTCTTATACATAGAATTAAACAATAAGCGCCACCTTGCGTAGGGTATTTTTAAATGCTTTTAAATAGCGTAAGGTGACCGTATTAAAACAAGAGGCATATCGGTAAAAAAGAAAATGGTTAATGACAAATTTATAGGACTAGGAGGCTTTCTATGGTTCTCTGGTGTAGTCGAAGATAGGAACGATCCAAACAAAGTAGGACGAGTACGTGTGAGAGCTCTTGGCCATCATACGTCTAACAAAACAATTCTTCCTACAGCTGATCTACCCTGGGCGCATACCATGTTGCCTGCTACGTCAGCTGGTATATCTGGTCTTGGTCAGAGCGCCACTGGTCTAGTCGAAGGCTCTTGGGTCCTTGGCTACTTTAGAGATGGGAATGAAAGACAAGAGATGATTGTCCTTGGTACACTTCCAGGCTACCCTGCGGAGCTGTCACAGTCAAGTGGCTTCTATGATCCAGCTG